ATAGCAACACAATAGAGGCTAACATGGAAGATAAAGAGCTAAAAGAAATAGATGATTTTGTTATTGAGTTAAGAAAAATGGCACAAAATGTTTACTTATCTTGTGATGCAGAAATTGCGTCAGACGTTTGCAACAAAACAGATAGGGCATGTAGATTGATAAATAAGTTAACGCAACAGAATGTTAATTTAAAATATGATTTAGACCAACACAACAGAGGTTAAACAATGTCACATTATCCAGATCAAATTGAAGAAGAAGTAAGAAATAAAACCAAACAGCTTAACGCAAAAGCTTATCACTCAGGCGGCTCAGAGGCAGATAATTCTCAAACGCCTTGGTGGGTTGTTAGGCAAATACAAAAAGTAGCGAATGTCGGCATTGTTCATGACGTTTGCGCGAAAGAGAACAGTGATAAATCTTTTGGCAGTTATTGGTCAGCAGAGGATGATGCCCTTAGTATTGATTGGTTTAAAGAAAATTATGAATTATTTGAACTTGGCGGCAGGGATGCTTACTGGATGAATCCACCTTTTAGCTTGGCTAAGGAATTCACCACGAAAGCTGCCGATGAAGCACTTAAAGGTGTAGTAACGATAGGTTGTGTCAAACACGCACCAGATGCCAAATGGTTTCAGGAAATGGAAAAGCGAGCCACCATCATTTATGTGCCAGATGGTAGAATTCAATTTCTCAAAGCCGATGGAAGTAAGTTTAATTCTGGCGCTAATTTTCCTCTATGCTTTCCGCTTTGGACACCGTTTAATCATGGTGGTCAGGCAAAATACGTGAGGTTTAGACGCGACAAAAAGACATTTGAGAAGTGCTGATAATTAAAATTAATTAGCACATACCGAATAATTGCAAGTATTATAACAATCCACATCATAAAAAGAGCATGAAAAAATGCACCAAAATCAAATGGAACATCTTTATAATATCAACAGTAATGACGCGCCCCTTTATGCAAAAGCACACGAATTAGGTGTTATGACAGCAAGAGTGGCTATTGAAAGTGGCAGTTACAGTGGAAACATACTAGGTGTTAACAGGTATTGGGATGATCCTGTACTGACTAGTTGCGATGGCGAGGCTGGCAATGTAACACAAAGCCTTTTGTCGGATGATCTACTGTCGGATCTAGCACGTTCAATATCAGCGACAATACAGTTTCCCGTTAACACTATTTTTGCTCATGGCTTAGGCATCGTAGCGAGCGCTATGAGCAAGTCTTTTAGTTTTGAGTACGGTAGCACCACTAAACCAGTTAACTTGTACGTAGTTTGCGCTCAACCCCCTAGTAGTGGTAAGTCAGGGGTAAACGAAATACTAAGCGAGCCAGTTCATGAGGCTTTTGATGCAATCAATAAAACTGCGGCAGCCGAAAAGCGTAAATTAAAAATTAAGATCATGGCAAACAAGCGCCAAGCTAAAGACGCGACAACGAAAGAAGAACAGTTTAAGTTAGAGGAAGAATTGTTATCACTCTACGAAGAAAATGAAAAGCACACGATCTATCTTTACGCGATGGATGATGCAACCCCTGAAGCTGTAGCCAAAATAGCACTCAATCAAAAAGGTATTTTTAATATAATCAGTGCCGAAGCAGATGCGATCAATGTCATTCTTGGTGGCGTTTACTCTGATAAAAAAAGCAATTTTGGTATTTTTCTTAAAGGTTTTGACGCTGAAAGGCATATTGTCGCTCGCTCTGGTCAAGACACTATGTCTGGTCACGTTGTTGGTTGTATAGCGGTAATAGCGCAAGACGAATCAATCAAAACAATACTTGAGGCTGGCGAGTCTGGTAGGGGTATCAGTGAAAGGTTTTTGATGGTGCGAGAAGATACTTTGCTTGGCACACGAAAGTTTGGGAAACCAGTACCACTAAACAAGGAGCTTACGGCAGATTACGGGAAATTGATATTTAATATCGTGCGAGAAAAAGGTGTTACATTGAAGTTTAATGGTGACTCGCTTGATTTAATTAACAAATTCAGAGCCGACATTGAAACTGAAATGGGTGATCATGGTGCTTACTCTAACAATATGCTGCGTGGATTCGTGGGTAAAGCGGATAAGCAGATCATGAAGCTTGCAAGTATATTGCACACTATTGAGAACTGGCGTGAGGGTGGACAGCAAAGCACTAAGATAACAGTAAAAACCATCAAGAAAGCTATCAATATATTCAAGATTATTATGTCGGCATACACTAGTGCTGCTGACGAGCTAGGCTTTACGGGCGATGATAGCGAGTATAAAAAAGTAGAAGAAAGGATCTTAGCTTACGCTGAAAAAGGAAAGCTAACACTCACAGTAACACAGCTACGAGATAACATAAAAAGCGTCAAACCTTTTAGTGGCACACCGAAATTAACAGCCAAGTTGCGACACGTTATTCTCCCTGCACTTGAAAGTTTTGGCTTGTGTATTACGCATAACGACAAAATTCATATCAACCCTAAGCTGCTAGGTGGCTAACATGACAGAGCAAGATTTTATTGATGAGTTCGGGATCACGATAGAACAGGCTATGCAAATTGTGTTGGCTATGACAGTTGCTAATCAGCAGGATTGGGATGAGTTGATTAAAAAGTGCTTAGTTCCTGATAACCCAACGCCAAAATACTTTATGGCATATCACGCAAGACGCATGAAAACGATGCAAATGTTAAAAAGGTTAGGTTATGAGGTACATTGATTACAAAAGTTTTTCTGGTCAGTTAGATGGACTATGGGATGCCATATTGTCAAATTTTGGTATCGAGGTTGGCGACTTCAGAGGGCTTAACACTAAAAACTCTGCTTGCCCGTTATGCGGTGGTAATGATAGAGCGCACTGGCGAGAGCAATCAGGTAGATTATCGCTTTATTGTAGGCATTGCACCGATGGATCTATGAAGTCGGCTGAAGATGTGATTATGGAAGCCACGGGTATAGCATACAATGATTTGGTTCATAGTCTATCGAAATTTGCTAACAACGTGCCGATGGAAGTAATACATAAAGCTAAAGTCAAACATCAAGCAACGCCTAAGATTAATATGCCAATAGATCATAAGCAAGATCACTTGTTGGTAGAAAGGTTTATGAAAACATGTGAACAATGCCATAGCATGAAATTACTAGCACTTAACGCGCCTAACCCACAAAAGTTACCTGTAAAAAACGATGTGGATTACTGGACTATTGAGAACAATCAAGGTGTGGTGATTAATCTAGCTAAGATTATTGATGGTGAAATAAGCTTTATTGCTGGCGGTCAGAGTTATGGCGGTCTTTACACGATAAAGGGCGGTAATCGCTCAATTATAGTAGTAGATCCCGTTGATGGCATATTATGTTGGTATAAAACGAAAGCAACAATATACGTGGCGTTTACAGTGGAAAATATGAGGTGGTGCTTGCGTAACAGGAAAGATATCAACCCTGTAGTTTGTGTTCGTGAGGATAAATACGCCAGCGAGTTCAAAGAAGATCACAGTACAAGAATATTAACAGGCGATGGTTACAATAAATTTACAATAAACAAAGGTGAAAAATAATGGGATTAATGGGTATTAAGGATTATTACGATAAAGACAGAATAATCAAAGAGCTTGAAGATAAGTTGCGAAAAAAAACACATAGCTTGGCATTGGAAAAGGAAAAAGTTAGAAAGTTAGAGCAAGAATTGGATCATATTAATCGCCAGAAAACCAATCCAAAGGCAAAATTGCGCGGCAGAAAAACTACACAGTTAAGCGATTCAGAAAGAGAGGCTTGCAGACTTATTTATACAGCAAAGGAAGATGGCTTTAAGGGCACGATTGTGAGTAAGTGTATTGAAATAGCAGCAGTGGTTGGCATGGACTATAAAGAGGTTCGTCAATTTTGGAGCAAAAAAAAGCTACTTAACGAGATAAGTAGCTAAACACAAACATCAAGCATCAAAAAAACATGAGATATGAATATGACAGACTTAAAAGACGATAGCAAGAAGTTTTCACCAAGAGATTACCAATTACCAATTATTGACTCAATAATCAATCATTGCCGTAAATCAGATTGTCAACCAGCCTTTGTGGATATTTCTGTTGGGGGTGGCAAAACAGCTATTTATGCGTTCATTGCCGATCATGTTGCATCTAAGGGCGGTAAGGCATTAATACTGGCAAGGCAAGGCGAATTAGTTGAACAAAATAGTAATTTTGCATGGAAAGCTGGTGTGGATAACTCTGTGTATAGTTCCAGCTTAAAAAGAAAGTCGATGTACTATAACACCATCTACGGCACTGAGGGTACTATAGCTAGACAGATCTGTGAGCATGGTGATTTTGGTTACACTCTTAATGATAATGGTATGATGATCTATAAATGGATTCCCGACTTGATCATGATAGATGAGTGCT